ATCGACGAGACCTATGAGGCCCTGAGCCTCGTCAAGACCGCGCACGAGACGGGCGACTATTCCAAGGTTCTGGCCGCCGCCTCGATCGACGAGATCAAGGCCGAACAGAAAACCCGACGCATTGAGGTCGAGGCCGAAGATCAGGCCGCCGAGGATCTTGAGGTCGAGGATGACCCGACCGACTACGATCCCGAGACCGACGCCGACGCGGCGTGATCAACGAGCGGCCCCTTCGGGGGCCGTTTCACTTTCTGAGGCGGTCGATCCCGAGCACGCCGAAGATCGACATCACGATCAGGCCCGCCCATTCGTCCAAGGGCGCGGGCAATGCCGCAATCGTCCATTCCTGAGGGAAGGCGCAGCCACGGCACCACAGCACCGAATAAATCAACACAGCGCCCCACCAGATCGCGAGCGGCAGGGCGAACACCAGCATGAGCCAGAACCCGCCCGCGCGCATGAAATCGGGTCGCGTGCGGTAATGCTCGCGAATGATATCGGCCTTCAGCTTTTCGCGATCGGTCTCGGCCTCGACCTTCTTGTCAACGGTCTCCAATACGCGATCGAGAACGCCGCCCGTCAGCCAGCCGAGGATCGCTCGGATCATGTGCGCCACCCGAGGCGGCGCGCCAGAACATACCAGCCCTCGACGAGGCCGCCGAGCAACAGGCCGATCAGCGCCTCGACACCGATCGCAAGATCGGGATCGCTCGACAGAAGATCCGCCACGTCGTTCGGAAGCAGGCCCTTCGCCACCAGATAGGCCGCGAGATAGCGAAGCCCGATGCGAACCCATGCCGTCATATCATCCACCTCTTGCCATGTTGAACGCGAAGGCCACGCCCGCCGTGACCACGATCCAGAACACCCGCTCGGCGAACCGTAGCGCCTGCCCGTTCGAGCCGACCTTGCTTTCGATCAGCGTGATGCGGCGCCCGTGTTGAGATTGCTCATTGTCGAGCGTGTCCATGCGGCGGAACAGCGTGATCATCCGTTCCTCCATCCGCGCGAGAGCAACGATAGCCTGCCCGACTTCATCCAGTTTCTTTTCAATTCTTTCGAGCCGGGCTTCGTCGGTCATCGTTTACCTCTTACTGCGCGGGGTCTGCGGGTTGAATAGTGAGTTCGCCCGCCTCGACTTGCCGCATAATCTCAGCGTAGTGGCGGTTGGCAGGGTCAAGGGGGACGCTCATAGTTACACCGTCAATGACTGCGTTGATGCCGTTATTTTCTGCGCCATCCACGCCAGCCCGGTTCGCCAGTTCACGCGCACGAGAGGTCATGCAAAATCCTCCTTGCTAAACCCAAACCGCTCAATCGTGGTCAGGTCTTCAACGTCAACCCATACAGGATCAATGGTTGGCCCGTCATATTCTGGGTCATTGTAGTTTTCGGGATATTCCGCCTGATCTTCGCGGCGGGTCATGCTGCCCTTGAGGCGCTCCATGAACTCGTCATACTCTTTTGTTCCCGCGATAGATTGTAGGTCCGCTCGTGTATTTATTACAACCGATGCCATAGGTGGCCTCCATGCGCCTCAACAGATTTTGGGTGTCAGCCCAGCTTGCATGACCATACCATGCAGCCAAAAACTTTTCCATACTTTCACTATCGTTTCTCGCCTGCATTGCTTTAATCTTCCGTTTAGCGCGCTGAACGCTATCCTTTCGCAACAACTTATGATGCGGCCAGATGCGATACCCAAGAAAATTCACGCCACGCGAGACTGGGAAAACCTGCCACTTACTCAAACGCATATTCATCTGACTGTCAGAAAACTGCATGATTTTTTGCACATCTTCATTCATCTGGGCCTTGTCGGAGCCTAAGATAATTACATCGTCCATGTATCTTGCCCAATGCCTGTAGCCTAAATCAAAATGCACATATCGGTCGATTAGGCCGCCATATACATTGGCAAAGACCTGACTAGTCAAACTGCCAATTGGCAGGCCAACGCCATCTTGCGGGATAAACTTGCACAGTAGGTCATAGGTTTTTCTGCATGTTATCTTCTTGCGGATCATGCCGTGAAGGATTGCCCGATCAATGCTTGGGAAAAACTTACTGAAATCCGTCTTGATGAAATGCGTGTGATTGTGCCTGCGCATGAGTGACTGGATGTGTCTCACGCCAGCGTGAGTTCCGAGGCCATCTCGGCAGGCAAACGTGTATGGCAACAGCGTCCTATCGAATATCGGTGCTATAATATTGCACAGAGCGTGTTGCGCCAGACGATCCTTGAAGGGCAATGCAGAAATCAACCTTTGCTTGGGGTCGAATATCATAAACTCTTGATAAGGGTCTGGCTGATACTCGCCCGATGCTATTTCTCCTGTAAGCGCGGCAAGATTGGCTTGGTCGTATTCCTTGAATTCAAGATAGCCCCATGTGCGGCGCTTGCCCTTCATCGTCTTCTTGTATGCCAGAGCCATGTTTTCAGGTGAAACAATTTGCTCAAACAGATTGCGGTATTTGCGCCCCATTATCGGCAAGCCTCGCGTTTCGATATTTCACTACTCTGCGTTATGCCCGATCCATTTATGTATTCCCCGAAGGAGGATAACTCGGCTGACCACACATGTTGGACGGCCCGCACAGCCTTAGCCAATGCAGAGCGGGAATGTTGTGTCGGCACAGGCGAAGCGCGACCCGATGTTGTTGTTCGAGTTCGATGCTGCGTTGTTCCAGTTCGAGCAGCGCGAACCAGCGTTAGAGCCGTTGTTCCAGTTGCCGCCGAAAAGGGACGCATAATTACCCAAGTTACCCCTGCGACCGCTTTTTCTTGACCCAAGACCCAACCATAGAGCCAACCTCAGCGATCAGTGTTTGCGCCGCCTGATGTTGCTTTGTGGTCAGGCACTTGTTCTCAAATAAGCGCCGCATCCAAAAACGAAGTTCCGCAAGCCCAGCGTCAACCTCGTAAACCTTAGAGACGTGGTTTGTTTTACCCGCCTTGTAAATCTCCTTTGGTAGTCCGAGCAAACAGGTCAGAAACATATCGCGCATGACGCCATGCTTTCGTGGCATGGACTGAGCGATAGGATACAGATAGTTTATGACGCGCTCATATTTCTCAATCAGCGCCATCTGGTCATATGATCTGGATGCTTCGGGTTGTGGTTGCATGAGAAAGGGCGGGGGCTATCGCCCCCTTATCCAAGTTGCAGGTGGTCACAGGCGAAGCGCGACCCGATGTTGTCGGCCGAGTCCGATGCTGCGTAGCGCCAGTACGAGCAGCGCGAACCAGCGTTAGAGCCGTTGTACCAGGAGCCGCCGAAACGGGACGCATTGGGTGCGTTATATTCGGAGCCACGGCCTTCTGTATTCGCATTCCAGCTTGCACCAGCAGCAGGGCCGCCCCTGTCACGCCCCCAGACCCACATGCAACCTGTCGCTTGGTTAATCCCCCATTTGGACACATAGGCCGCGTCCCAGTTGGTTGTCACTGGATCAGAGCCAATAGAGGATGCCTCGGTCGTGCCATACATCGCGGACATAAACTCAAGCTGCGTCAGGCAACGCTTGCCAAATGCCGTTGCGAGTTCCTGCGCCTCAAACCAAGTATAGCTGCCGTATGTCGTGGAGCCATTGCCGCCAAACATTGTCGGAACCTTTGGCGGCGAGGAGCCATCGGCAATCGTGACGTTATACTTGGACGAACCATTGGTAATTGCGTCAACGCCAGTCAGGTAAATATCCACCCAGAAGCCACCGCCAACCAGCGTCATGCCGCGCGGATCAGGGCAAGCAGGGCGGAAGTTCAAATCCCAGAAGGAATACTCGTTGATCTGCGCAGTCGTGTTGCCGCCAGACTGTGCCGTTGCATTACCGCCAGCCGCATAATGAAAGCCGCCGATCTTGCGCGCATTGGCCGTGGGCGGGCTTGTGTGGTCTGTCGTGGCAACAAGATCGCCATCAGTCTCAAGCCAGATCGCATAATCCGTGCCAGCAGTCAGAGTTGGCATGGTGATGCTTGTGCCAGATGCAACAGTGAGAACCGAGCCGTTGACCTCAGCGTAAATCGCAGTCTGCGTTTCAGCCGTGCCGTTGCCCGTTTTTGTCCAAGCGACAGCCGATGCGTCTTCTTTGGCGAAGAAACCGCTTGGAGCCGGTAAGCCGGTAAGCTGCGAGCCATCACCAATAAATGCAGGGGCGGTGACATTCCCCAAGAACGTTCCACCCGTCGATGCAGGCACCGTGTCGGCCACGGTGAAGGATTTAAACGCGATCACGGTCAACAGGTCGCCCGCCGCAGCGCCGCTCGTCAGCACGATCGACGTGCCGTCGCTTGCGGCATAGTCCGCGCCGTCATCCAAGATCACGCCGTTCAAGGCCACGATGATGTTCGCCGCCGTATAGGACAGCGTTGCCGCGTTGTCGTCTGCGCCAGAGAACGTGGTCTGGCCCGTCGTTGCAGTGTATTCGTATTTCAGGAGCGAACTGTTCCCCGCAGATGATGCAGCGATCCAGTTCGCGCCGTCATAGACGCGCATCTCGCGGGCGACGTTGTTGTAATATAGCGCGCCCGTCAGCAACGGATTGCCGTCATTGTCCACGGTCGGATCGGCGTCTTTCGGGCCGAGATAGCGGTCGTCGAAATTGTCCAAGGACGCCGCCGCCGCAGCCGCCGAGTTCGCCGCCGAGGTGGCCGAACCCGCCGCGCTCGTTGCAGACGAGGCCGCGTTCGTTTCACTCGTGGCCGCCGCGCTCGCGCTCGTGGCCGCGTTCGTTTCCGAGGTCGAGGCCGCCGATGCGGATCCCGCCGCAGCCGTCGCGCTCGAAGCCGCATTGGTCTCGGAGGTGGCCGCGTTGGAGGCGGAGGTCGCGGCGTTAGTCTCCGAGGTCGAGGCCGCACTCGCAGAGGCGGCAGCATTGGTTTCCGAGGTCGAGGCCGCGCTTGCGGATCCTGCCGCAGCCGAGGCCGAGTTCGAGGCGTTCGTGGCCGAGGTGGCCGCCGCACTCGCCGATCCAGCCGCGTTGGTCTCGCTCGTGGCCGCGTTCGTGGCCGAGCCTGCCGCAGCCGTCGCGGATCCTGCCGCGTTTGTCTCGGACGTTGCCGCCGCCGTAGCCGAAGCCGCCGCCGCGCTCGCCTGATTGGGCGCATCGACAATCGCCGCGATATTGTCAGCCGCAACCGTCACATCGGCGTCGATCGCCGCGACCGCGCTCACATCCGCCGAGATCCCGCCGACCGTGTTCACGTTGGCGATGTTCCCGGCAACGGTGTTCACGTTCGTGATCGAGCCCGCCACCGTGTCCACGTTGTCCACGCTGTCGTTCAGGCGCACCACGTCGGCGATCAGGTTGTCGAGGGTCGAACTGTCCTGACCGACAGGGATTTTCAGCGATCGGTCGATCTGTTCCTGCAATTCCTGATCGCGCATTGTCGCGAGATCCAAGGCCTCCTCGATCGTCTCGGCATAATAGGCGCCCTGATTTTCGAGGTCGGTGGTCTGCGTGAACGGCAGGTTGCGGATGATCGTCAGTGTCTGCGTCGCGGTCGGCGCGGTCGCCATAGTGATCGAGCCGCCAGCAGCATCGCCGACGCCGGACACCGTGTAATTCGCGGGATTGACGACAGTATCAATATCGTTTTCGGTGAGCACGACTTGAATATGGCTTTCCGCGAGGATGCGGAAACCATAGTTAAAATCGGTTGTGACGCCGTTGCCGGTATATGGGCCCGAGCGGTTTGTCTCGCTTGCGACGGTCATTTCGATCCTCGTATTTTCGGGCAGACTACGGCCCGATGGTTATTGGTTCATACGGCCTAACAGATATTCGGCGGGAGACACGTCCTCGCCCTCGATCTGCCGCCATCCTGCATCGACAGCGCGGTTGATCTGGCTCGACGGCAGACCCGTCGCGAGACCGGTCGCGCTGATGATCGACTTCACCAGAGCGGCATCGACTTCGCCCTGACCGATCTGCACGAACGGGCGGGCAAATTCCGAGGTGATCGCGCCATAGGCGCCGCCGCCCTCGAAACCCGTCATCACGCTGCCCGCGTCACGCACGAACGGGATCGTCGAGATGAAACTCAGGCCCGTCTCGCGCGCGATGAACATCGCCCACTCGTCCGCCATTCCGTCATCATCCTCGTCGTCGTCCTCGCTTGGCAGGCGGCCCTTGATCGCGGCGTAGAGAACAGCCTCCAAGGCGAACAGGAACGCCATGTCGAGCGTCCACGACATCGCCTCGCCGAGCGAGCGCAGCGACGCGCCCTCCTCGTTGATTACGCGGCCCGCGCGGCGGGTGCGCTCATAGGCGACGTTGAACTTCGTGAACATGTAGGAGCCGAGCGCCGTGAACAGGCGGATGAACTCGTTTTGGCGCTGCGTCTGGCTTGCCGATCCACGCTCGACCGCCGAGCGATCCGAGAACAGGCCCGAGGCCTGCGCGCGCTTCACCATGTCGTCGGCGTAGGCGACCGCCTTGGCCTCGTCATTGGCGTATTTGCGCAGGCCCTGATCATAGGACGCCATCCATGTCGGCATATCCACCGCGTAGAACTGCACCTTGGTCATCAGCCACAGGCCGAGCGGCGCGATCCATTCGTTGCGGATCTCCGACCAGCGACCCATGACGGGGCCGACGCGCGGGTCGTTGTAGAGATCGAAGATATCCTTGTTGAACGTGCTTTCGCGATCGCGCATGAACTGCGACTTGGCGATCACGTCCTCGCGCACGCCGGGCCGATACGAGGCCACCACGCCTTTCACGAAATCCTTTTTGCCGACCACGACCATCGACTGCGCCAGACCGGTCAACTGCACGGCCACGGTCGAGAGGTTGAACGCCAGCTTGGCGGACGTGAAATTCGACTTCAGGCGCCGCGCGGTCTGCGAAGGCAGGTCGGACGGCAGGATCTCGCCCTGCGCCGTGTCCTTCAGCCAGATCTCCAAGGCGTCGAAATCCGCCTGACGGCCCGCGTCGATGAAGGCCGAGCGGATCCGGGGATCCTGCAAGATACGCCACGAGTTCGCGACGGGCTCGGACAGTTCGAGGTCATAGACGACCTGTTGCACATGCCGGTGCAGAACAGACATATCGAGTTCGACCGCGCGGCCCGAGGATTGCGCGCGTTCCTTGGTGTGACCGTTGCGGGTCTGCGCCTTGCCGAAGCGGCCCGCCTGCAAGGACGCGGCGATATCCTGAGCGGCATCGTCGCGCGCCATCGAGGACAGGCGCGGGTCGTATTTCAGGGGATAATAGCCGCCCTTGAGCGTGACGCCCGCGATCGTGACAGGCTTGGCCTCGACCCATTTGGGCGCGACGCCGGTGACGCGCTTCTCGCGGGCCTCGATATCCTTGCGGAACGTGTCGAGGTAATCCCAGACCGATTGCACGAACCGCGCGTCGCGCTCGTCGAGGGTGGCGATGATCGCCTGCACCTGAGCGGGCGTGAACGCACCGCGCACGCGCTGATCGGTCAGGCGCTGATAGTTCCCCTCGTTGCCCATGTTGAGCGCGACCGCGATCCGTTCCCATTTCGACATCGAGGTGCCGATCTCGGGGATATACTCGCGCTTCGCCATCGCCCGGCGCTCGGTCTTGGAATACACGTCATAGAGCCCGTCGAGATCCACGGCGGCCTCTTGGCGGCGGGCCTGCAAGCGGTTCATGGCCGCGTCGATCGGGGCTTTCACGTTCTCGAACGCCGCGCCATAGTCGCCGCCGTCGATCTCGCGCAGCAAGGTGCCCGCGTTCAATACGAGGTTCAGGAATTTTCTGACATTCCCGCGCGCCTTCTCGCCTGTCGTCGCCACGCGTGAGGGCGGGCGGCTCGGCATGTTCTTCTCGAAATTCTCCTCGATCGCCTCGACCACGGCATCGAGTTCGCGCTGCGACTGCGCGTCCTGAAGTTTCTTCTTCATGCGCGCGGTGTGCTCGATGTTTTTCAGGCTATCGACCACGCCGCGCAGATGCTCGACGGTCAGGGTCTTGTAGGGCGTCATTCGCGCATCGTTCAAAACCGTGTCGGGGATCGCGAGTTCGTTCTCGCGGCCCTCGGCCTTCATGCGCTCGACAAACGCGTTCAGCGCCCCGCGACGATCCTCGGCGCGCCCCGAGATCTTGCGGAAATCGTAGCGTGTCAGAAGTTCGTCGATCGCTTCGAGGTAATCGCCCGCCAGCCTGTCGCGGATGGATTTTTTCTGAAGCCGCTTCACAAGGCGCTCGGACGCCTCGACCTCGTTCTGGATCCGCCGCGCCTCGTCATACATGGCATGGTTCAGCAACTGGCGGCGCTTGGCCTCGATCAGCTTCTGGACGTTCTCGTTATAGCGCGAGGTGCGCTCGTTTGCCGGATCGACGCCGCGCTCGACACGGGCTGCCGCCCGAGCATCGCCCTCGCGCACCGCAGCGCGCGCGTCACGGCCCAACTTGCGCCGGGCGGCATCCATCCACATCCCCGTGCGCGTGACGGCCTGAGCGAGGCGCTGTGCCTCCTCGGCGGCCTTGCGCTCGGCGGCGAGATAGCGGCCCGTGCGCAGGGCATCGCGCACCTTGGTGCGGGCCAGCGTCTCGCGGGCGATCTCGCGCGCCTGACGGTGCGTCATCGGCACATCGAGGCCCGCCACATCGGCCAGCGCCTTCAGTTCGGTCTCGATCACGCGGCCACGCACATCGCCATGCACCGACGCGAGCGCCTGTTCTTGGATCGAGCCGTCGTTCAACGGGTCGCCGTGGCGCTCATACATCACGCGATCGGTCTGATCCTCGATCGCCTGCTTGCGCGGTGGCGATTGCTCCAACATCTTTACCATCTCGTCGCCCGACGAGAACCCGAAGAAACCGGCAGCATCATCGGGATCCATGCCGCCATCGACCGCATAGACCGTGTATTTGCCGCGCGGCAGGGTTTTCAGGACGCCCTCGCCGTAGCGGTCGATCAACGCCTGCTTGGACAGCCGCACATCGGGCAGCGCCTCGGGCTTGCCGTCACCAAGCCAGCGACGGTTCGCCATCCACTCGAACGCGCGGTATTGGCGGAAGCCGTTGATCTCGCGCTCGACCTCGGCGCGCACCTTCTCGCGCTCGGCGCGATACCATTTCTGCGTCTCGCGGCGGATCGGCTCCATCGTCTCGGCGAGAACCTTTGCCGCCGCATCGGCGCGGGCTTTCTCGTTCAGGTCGAGGAAGGCGCGGTATTGTTCATCGGTCAGGCCCATTTCCTCGGCGCTCGCAAAGAGCGGCGCGGTCTCGCCCGAAGCGATACGGGCCTTCTCGATCTCCTCGTCGGTGGCGAGCATCCGGTCGAACACGCCGCGCATCTCGTCCGAGATCTCGACGTTCAGGCCACGGATCGACTTGTAGACCGACACCAGCCACGCGCGGAACTTCTCGAACACCGAGCGCAGATCCGCCGACGGCGCCTTGCCCTCCATCAGATACGCCTCGAAGGCGCGGGCGGCCTGTTCCTGCATTCCGACATCGACCGCGCTGTCCTTCATCGCGTCGCCGGTCGTGCCGTTGTCGAGTGCTGCGATCACATCGTCGGCGGTGATTTCCACATCGGTCATCACGCGCATTGCGTCTTTCGCAACAGCGTCGGCATTGGAGCGCCACCAGTCGCGGACGAGCCCGATCTCCTTGATCGCGTTCTCGTCGCCGCGCGAGGCCAGATCCTGCATGACGGTCAGGAAGAAATGCCCGCTTTCGTGCAGCAATGTCGAGAGGTCGGCCTGACGGAACAGGCTGATCACCGTGTCGCCGTTGCCGATCCCGGCGGCGGGGAAGCGGATCGAGCCGCGCTGTTCTTGGAATAAGGGCGGCGAGCCGTGGTATGCGGGTTGGTTGTAGGTGCGGCCCAGAACCGGATCGAAGCCGTCATCCAGCGCACGGCGGATTGCGTCACGCATCGAGGCAAACTCGGAGTGACCGGACGGCTGGCCGTCGTCGCCCACATATGTCAGCCGAAAACCGCCCGGCTTGGACATATCCGGCCCGGCCATTGCGCGGCGACCGTCCGATGTTCTAAACAGCACAGGGTCGCCCGAAGCGGCCAAACTTTCGGAGACGGTCTCCTTGCGCGCAATGCGCTCGCGCGCGTCGGCCAGCAGGGAGGCCATGGCGGGGCGCTCGGGAGCGGCATACCTCACCACCTCGTCGCCTGCGATCACGCCGTCGAACCCAAGCGACCGCACCCAATCGCCCGGATCTGGATACGCCCGGTTAAACTCCCGCATGTTGCGGAAGCCGGAGTTCTTCATCACATAGTCGCGGAAAAGATCCGGCCCGGTTGCCTGCCCGCGCAGGACAAGCGGATTGCGAGGCCAGCCATCTTCGATGCTGACCTCCTGCGGCTTGCCATACATCGCGGCGAATTTCTTGTCGGGCGAGGAATACAGGCCACGGCCAAGCATGAAGGTGCCAAGGCCCTCAGAGCCGTCGGCCTGCTCACCCGTGACGACACCGCGCCAGAGTTTTTTCGGGGGTTTTACGGCGTATTCAGGCGCGGCCTCGTTCGCCCCCTGATACAAAATCCTCGGATCCTCCGGGTCGAACGTGCCCCGGTTGTTCACGGACTTGATCTGCGTGGGGGAGAAGGCGATGTAATGATCGGCAACCTGATTTGACAAACCAGCGGCGTCGTCAAGGTTGCGGATGATAACTCCATCCCGGCCCTCCGCGCGGGCGCGATCAATCAACCCGTTAATGCCCCCCGGTATTCCGTCAGGGACTTCACCCTGAGCGTCAAACTCCAAGGGGTTTTGAATTGAAAGATACGTCGCAACAATGACTTGCCCTGCGTCGCGAGAGGTCGCCGCTTCCAGTTCCTCGGCCTGAATTATTTTTGCGTCGTAACCGTCCCAATCGCCCATGTCACCAAGGCGATCGGCTTCCTCCATAAGCCTCTGAACCGGAGCGACCATGCCAGCGTGATCGGCGTAACTGCGCGCGGTAACGGCATCGTCTGTAAAAAAGAACCCAGCTTTTGAGGATGTGGCTCGGGTCGTCTCCCCCAAAAACGCAGGATCAAACGCCTCAAAATCCGCATCAGTGCCATGATAAACCACCAACGGCTTACCCTCGGCATCGACCACCTTGCTGTCGCCGAACCACTGCCGGAACGCCTCGCTGTCCGTCCTGATCCGGCCATCCTGCCCATACATCCGCCCACGCTCGGCGCTGTCGGCCTCCATCGCGGCGCGGATGGTCGCGTCGTCATCATCGAGCGACACACCGATCCGAGACAGATATTCCTCCATGTCGGCCAGCATTTGATCGCGGTCGATCTGTTCGTCGCGCTGATCGAACTGCGAGAACTGTGTTTCGCCGCGCAGTTCGCGGTCGATCGCCTCATACAGGGCGCGCGTGATATCCGGCACCTCGCGGCCCGTCCGCATCGCTTCCTGATATTCCATCACGATCGGATCATCCGCCATGAACCCCGCCTCGATCGCGGCCTGCGCCACGTCATCGGGGCCAAAGCGGCGGCCCGAGGCCTCGCCAGCGCCGAACATCGAGGCCTGACCCTCGCCCGAGAAATCGCGCGCAAGGCGCAGGTTCGAGCGGCCACGGCCACGGCGGATCACCTCGGCATCGCGCGCGCGCAGTTCGCCGCCGCGATCCTCGATCCCGCCATAGTCCGAGATCCATTCGAGAAGCGTCTGCCGCCGATCGGTCGCGAGCGTGCGCAGCGCCCGCGCCTCGGCCAGCGTGCGGTTCAGTTCGTCCACGTTGCGAAGCTGCATCCCCTGCGGCACGTCGCCCTGCACCTGCGGCAGGGGATAGGCGCGCATGAAATCGTCCATCGTCATGCCCGAGCGTTCGGCCATCGTGCGGTAGAACGCTGCGTAGACCCGCGCCTCGTTCGTCGCCACATCGGTCGATCGGCCCGCGACGCGCAAACGCGACACCATCGTGTCGTAAATTTCCTGTTCGTAAGACCGATAGGCCTCGTCCTCCTGACGCATTGCCTCCATCTCGGAATAGGCTTCGGCCAACAGATCCGCCTTCATGGTCTCCCATTCCTGCGCCTCGAACACGGTCATCCCGTCGGGATCGAACCGCATGTTCTCGGCGAGGAAGCTGTCATATTCGGAGCCCGCGATCTCGGAGGCATAGGTTGCCGTCGGGATCTGAAGATCGCCGCCCGTTGCCACGGCATCGCGCAGATCCTGCGAGGATACGCCAGACAGCGCATCGGCCAGTTCAAACGGATCAACGCCCTGCGATTGGAAATACTCGACGAACCGCTCGGCGGGCACATAGACGTTCTCGACAGGCGTGCCGTCGGCGGCGCGCTCGACGAACTCGCGGAACGCCTCGGGCGCGCGTTCACGAACCCGTGACTGCGCGGCCCGTTCGCTCATTTGGCGCACGCGGTCTGCATCGCTGGACGCACCAGCCGCACGTTCCTCGTCGCGCGTCAGGCGCCGCGCCGTGGCGCTCGAAGCCTCGACACCGCCGCGCAGGCCGCCACCGACCGCACCGCCCGCCGTGAAGGCTTGCAGCAGGCGCTCGCGCACTTCCTCGGCGGTATATTCCCCGCCCGAGAGTTCCGTGACAGTCATCACCAGACCCTCTTGCAGGGCTTCGGTGGTGCCTTCGGTGATCGCGGCGTTCAATACGCGGCCCGTGGCCTGAGACAGGCCGTTGCTCACAAGCCGATCGACGATCGTGCCCTCGATGATCTCGTTTGCGACCTGACCGGCAGGCACGGCAGCGAAGATCCGACCGAGGCCGATAAATTCGAGGCCCGACATGACAATGCCCGTTCCGAGCGCAATCTGCGCCCGCGTGTCGGGATCGAGATCGGTGCGCTCGGCCAGTTCGGCGTTGGCCTCGCCGCCCTGCGTGAGCGCGGTGACGATCGGCGCAAAGCCGCCCGAGGCGAACGTCGAGAGCATCTGAGGCAGCGACATGCCGAGGTTTTCGGCGAAGAACTGCAAGCCCGATCCCAGACCGCGCACATCGCGGTAGGACATCGGCTCGAAACCCTGTTCGCGTAGCTGTTCGAGCGTGCGCGCCGCGCCCTCGTAGAACAGATTGAAATCCTGTTCGGAGATCGCGACCGCGCGTTCCTGCGGCGTCACGTCGGGGCCGCCGACCATCTGGCGCGGCATCCCGTCCGACTGCATGGCGCGCTCGCGCGCGATGTTGGTCAGGCGACCCAGCGCGTTCGGCGTGCCGTCATCGCGGGTCAAAAGGTTCTGATCGACCGCATCGCGAAGCTGATCGAGACCACGGCCCAGCGCGCCGCGCTCGGCTGCGACGGAAAGATCGCGCGTCAGGTTCTGGCCTTGCTGGATCGCGGTCGCCTCGCCCATCTCGAAGGCGGTGCCGGTGCGTTCCCACCACGACATTCCCTCGATATCATCGCGGGCCAGCGCCGCGTTCTGCGGGTTCTGAAGCCATGCCGACAGCTTGGGAGATCCCGACAGCACCGTGCCCGTGCGGAACGTCTCGACGCGCTGTTGAAACAGGGGGCGGTTGTCGCGCACGATCTCGGGCGTGACGGGGCGGCCACTGATCTCGGTAAACTCGCGCGCGAGGCGCATGTCACCTGCAACCTCGTCGGGGCTTTGGGTGACAGATCCGACCACGAGGCCAGCCGCCGCAGCGTTACGGTTTTGATCTTCGCGCGCACGCTGCGCCAGAAACTCCGCGATCGTGGTCAAAATTCTCTCTCCGTATTATTGCTCGGCTGCGTCGGGCGCCCCGAAATATGCAGACGTAATATATTGCTCGTAGACCGCCTCGACTTCTTCCTCGCTCGGCACCTGACCGTTGTTCTGCGCGGCGAGCGCCGCCTCGATCTCGATACGGTCGGCGAGCGGGATCTCGTCGTATGAATACTCGACCCGCGCCGTGCGACCGCCGCCGAGGTCGCCAAGACGGCCCGCCTCGAACATGAAGGTCTCGGTTTCGCGCGTGCCGAAGAACCGTCCGGGCTCCTCGATCACCACGCGCACGGCGAGGCGGTTGATCATTTCCTGAATGTCGCTCTGACCGGGCTGCGCGCCGTCGTTCGCATCGCGGAAACGCTGCATCTCGCGGGTCAGCATGTTGTTGAATTGCGCGATCTGGCGCTCGGCCTCGACGCGCTGCGATCCGTCCTTGCCCGTTGGCGTGATCCCGAGGGCTTCGAGTGTCTGCGTTGCCTGCGAAAAGGCCGAGGTCAGGTTCATGCTTGCCTCGCGCGTCTGGCGGGCATCGCCGAGCGCCGAGGTCTGAAGATCGGTCAGTTCCTTGAACGTGCTGTCCGACAGCGTGTCGCGGTATTCAAACAGGTTGAGTTGCGCAAATTCCTGCGGGTTCTCGGCGGCATAGCGGCGCATGTTGTAGACAAGCACCTCGTCGTCCTCGGGCTCGCCGCGTTGGGCGCGGTTCTCGACATACGACCATGCCGAGGACACCGACGACATGCCTGCCGCGATCCGCACGTCCTGCGGCGCGTCGTCGGGCGTGCCGCCGCCTTCGATGTAGCGCCAGAGTTCGGCCTCGGCTGCGCGCTGCGCCTCGCGCTGCGCTTTCGCCGCCGCCTCGGTCATCGAGTTCAATCGGGCCTGCACCAGATCGCGCACACGCGGATCGGTGATCCCGGCAAGGCGTTCGCTCACGCTCGATGCGGACGGCATTGTCGCGCGCGGCGACACGGCCTCGGAGGCGGGCGCCACGGTTCCAGAGCGCGCGCCCACGGGCTCGATGTGCCAAGGCTCGTGATCCATCGGGAACGTCATGCCGTAGCGGCCCGCGTTCTCGTGAACCCAATCCTGCACTTCCTGCGGCGCATTGGCGAAAGCGCCGCCGTTCCAAGACAGATCGACCGCCTGCCCGTGCTGGTGGCGCGATCCGCCCGGAAGGCCGATATTCGCGCGCAGACCCGCGTTCGAGAAGCGCGTTGCCCAGCGACGGCCAGCCGCAACGGCCCCGAGAGCGGCCACGTCGGCCTCCCAAGCCGCGCGATCCTGCGCGCTGAAACCATATTCGTTCATGTTGCGGGCGATGATCCCCGCCTGCCGATCCGCCGAGCGATAGCCCGACAAAATTCCCAGACCCTCGCGGATCCCCGGAGGCGCGTCGTCGATCAGCGCGGCGAGGTTCATGGCGAAACTTTGATCGAGGCCATCGACATCGCCCACGCGATCGGGCGCGGTCAGGCGATCGCGCAGGAAGGCGCGCGCCTGTGTCGGGCCTGCCATTGCTGTGGTCTCGCCCTCGGCTGTTTCCATCGTGCGACCGCCCGTCAGGATATCGTCGGCGATCGTGGCGGCCTCGGCCTCGCGCACGGCGGTGCCGATCGAGCGTTCGAGATCGTATTGATCGGATCCGGTCAGGACATCCTCGTGCTCGCGCACATAAGTATCGGCAGCGAGCGGGTCATCCTGAGCCAAACGCAGCGCGATGTTCTTGTGAACGCCCGAGACAAACGCGTCCTCGCGTGCGCGCAGGGCGTCGGCGTCCCAGCCTTCGAGTTCGCCGCGCGTGCGCAGTTCGGAGATCCCGAGGTCGATGTTTTCGGCCACGACAGACGGGTCGCGGTATCCTGCCAGCGCCTCGTTCGCGAACGCGGTGATCCTTTGCTCGGACGTGTCGCGCACCCATGCGCCGCGCTCGCGGCCCTGATGCTGCACGGCGGTGTCGAGCATCGAGTTCACGAGGCTCGTTGCGCGATCGTTGTAGATCCGCGCTGCGCTCGGCGACAAATTCTCGCTGAAACGCGTGCGGGCCTGTTCGAGGGATTGCTCGAACGCGGCACGGCCCTCGACGGCGGCGCGGCCTTCGAGGTTCATGTATCCGTTCGGCCCGTAGCGCGCCTCACGCGCCCAATCGAGAAACTGGTTTTCGGCCTCGGAGGCGGCGGTCGCATCCTCGATCCTGCGCACCTGTTCCAAGGCATCGGCCATCTGCCCGAGCCCGCGCCCGACATTCTGAAGCCCCTGCCCGATCGCGGCCTGACCGCGCGCCTCGGCGGCGCCCATGTCGTCGGCGCTCGCGCGCGTCGTGAAATTCGCCTGCAAGATCGGACGGTCACGAACCTGTTGCTGATATTCAGGGACGATCGGCATCTATTCACCCATACATTCGGTTGTAGCGCACGGCATCACCGGCGCCGCCGAGCACGGTTCCAGCCGCGTTCAGATATCCGGCGGTTCGCGCGGCGCTTGCGCCCGCACGGCTCGACGCTGCGTTCATTCGGCCAAGGTTGGCATCGGCGCGCATGTTGGTGGCGCGCATATCGAAATCGTATGCCTCGTTCGCAGCCGCCCGGCGCACGCGCAGAGCATCGCGTTCGGCCATGACGGCGGTGTCGAGGATGGTGTCGAGCGGCGAGCCGAACCCGAGATCGACGCCGTTCGCGGCCATTGCGGCGCGCTGGCGTCCCTGAAGCTGCGCAGCCTGTAGACGCAGGCGCTGTTCTTCTTCCTGACCGCGCTCCAAGGCGTCGCGCGCGCGGCGATCCTCGATCTTCGCGTTCATGTCGGCGACCTGCGCATTGTAGGTCGCGGCGTTCGCTTGGGCCTGCATTGCGGCGGCCTGCGCATTGCCTTGCTGAATGGCTCCGACCGCACCAATGGCGCTCGATGCGATCGTCAAGGCTGTCATCAGTTCGCACATTGTCAGCGCCTCATTTCAAAGAGCCGGAAGGGCTCCCCGTTGACCCCCAATGGCATCGGCTCGTAAAGCGTAAAGCCCATCCACTGAAGCCACCGCTTCGAGACCTCGTTGCGATCATCGACGGCGTTCTTCAGGACTTCATAACGGCTCAATAGTTGTTCTTTCCACCTGAGCGACTGACGCAGAAACAGGCGGTAGTGATCGCGCACCGCATCGGTGCCGAGCAACCAAGGACATCCCGTCCCTGTCAGGACGTTGATATCGCCCACGCCGAACATGACTTCAGGCTGTCCGTCTATAATCGCCGTCCATGCCTGCGATGACATGGAAAGCGACCGCGAGAGAGCATCGGAAGGCGAGCGGCCACCCGACGCCAGAACCTCGTCCCGATCGGCTTGGCGCATCCTTTCGGCGATGGTGGCGATGTGCGCTTCATCGGCCTCGACTATCTTGAGATCCACAGCCATTCATCGACCGAGCGTCACGTCTGGCATGACGGCGAGGATGGTCATCGGCAGGGGATCGAACTGCTTGACGACGATGTTGCCGCCGTTCGTCCAATCGGCGATCGGCGTCATGTTGAAATCGCCCGTATACATGTCGATCGGGTCGCTCCACGCCTCGTTCGCGCGCTGTTTCCACTCGATCAGTTTGCCGCTTTCGCGCGTCTCGTCGCTCGTGCCGAGCCAGATCCCGCGTGTTTTCTCGACGCGGAACGTGACCTCGGAGATCGTTTTCGACCGGCCCTGCACCGTGCCGAGCCCGCGCATCATGCCGAGATCGAGATCGAGCGTCGTGATCGCGGCGTCGTATGGCAGGCCGACATGCACCTTCGCGGCGGCAAACGGCAACGTGATCGACCCGCTCGTGACGGTCAGGTTGCGCACGACATTGCCGTCCGCGAGCGCCACCACGGTCTCGCCTTCGAGGTGCGACAGGCCCGAGATCGAGGTCGCTGCGGATCCCGAATAGGTCAGGCCGCTATCGACGAAAAACGCATCGCGCACGTCCGAGAACTCGCGCGTGTGCATCCGCTCGATGTATCGCTTGGTCGCGCCGCCGATCGTGCGGTTGACCACGAAATAGGCGACATCCTCCTCGCCCTCGCCGATCACGGTCACGTCCTCGAACGCGCCATCGGTCTCGTGGCGTGTCCATCCCCAGACATCGTGTTCCTTGATATAGGTCAAGGACACCATCGTGCCGTCGTTCAGGACGCACCAGATGATCGAATAGGGCGCCTGCGAATAGGCCCACGCCTTGATCGCCTTGGTCTCGAACAGGTGGCGCGCGAGGATGGTCAGATCCTTGCCGGTGAAATTGTCCTCGGCGAACTCATAGGAGAAATCGCGCACCACGCCGCCGCGTTCCTGCGCAAACAGAACCGTGTTGCCGACCACGATCGGCTGGACGTTCGAGGATCCGCGATAGGATTGCGGCTTGATCACGATCTGATCGGGCGAGAGATAGCCCTGTTCGCCGCCCGAGACGATCCATTCGCCGCCCGAGGTCAGCACCATCAGGCCGCGCGAGGCGGGCATCAGGCCACGGATCTCGTTCACCTGACGGGCGCGGATCCGAAACTCGAACCCGTCGCTGTCCTTGCGCGGGCGCGAGAACCCGAAATTCTCATAGTTTGCCGATTGCGAGAACCAGCAGGCTTGCGGGTTGTTCAGCGTCGATCCGAACACCAGACGCTGTTCCATGAAGGTCAGGCAGCGCGGATAGTTTCCGGTGCCGACGAACGGATTGTATCCGGTCTGCGGCGTGTCGGCGAGGTCGGCGGTGATGTTCTCGTCCACGAACGAGGTGCCCGAGGTGCCGCCGATATAGCCGAAAACGCCGTTATCTTCCTTGTAGACGATATATCGCTCGGCGCCCGATACGGCGGCCCAAGACACCGTGTTCTTGTTGCCCGCGATCGTCAGGTCGTTCGTCGTGGACGCCTCGCTCGACGGCAGGCTTTCCTCGCCCGTCGCGGACGACACCGACGACACCTTGTAGCGGTAGGTCGTGGATCCCGATCCGACGGTCGCCGTGGCCGAAACCGAGCCCGGAGCGGCGTTCGAGGGCGCGAAGGTCGGCGCGGTCAAAGACCAGTTGTCATCGGCCAGACGGCTCAGTTTGCGCGGCGCGTGATTGACGTGGCAGATATACATCACGTCGGCTTCCTGCGCGAACACCAAGGCCTCGACCTCGCTCGCGGTGAAGGGCGTTGCGATCTCGTAAGGCAGGCCGCCCGACAGGATCAGGCCGCCGTCGCGATAGACGCGCATGTAGAGATCGCCAAATTCCAAGACATAGGATTGTTCGGTGTTGAACTGGAACGGGATCAGGCGCACGCGTGACGCGCTCGTCTTGACCTCGTTTATGAACTGCAAGCCAGCCCGGTTCGAGACGCCGCCGTGCGGGTGGATGAACACGTTTCTGGCCTTCTTGAGGCCGACCGCGTATTTCGCCAGATCGACGCGCGCCCAAAGCGCAGGCGACAGTTCCCCGGCAGTGAACGAAGGCTGATAGGCGCGCAATTCAGACATCGCGCACCTTGCGGTTCGTCAGGTAGTCAGGCTCGCGGATCTCGTTCCATTCGGCTGGACTGTCCGACACGTTGCGGATCTCGTTCGCATCGGACGCGGCGGCCTCGTCGTGCGCCATGCGCGCCATTTGCAGGGCGTCCGCGCGCAGCTTGGGATCGCGCGTGAGCGGCATTGCCAGCCGCGCCGACAGCGCCCACGAAACCGCATCCACGAACAGGGGCGGAAACTTGGTCGGATCGGAGAACTCGCGGGTGTATTCGAGATAGGCGGGGTCGATCCCCGTATAGATCAGATCGCCCTCGATCGTGTAATCGTGGCCGCCCGCCTTGGTGGACGCCTCGTCATAGCGCAGATAATCGAGGCCGAGTTCGCCGACCACGCGCACGATCTTCAGGCAATCGACGGGCCGCGAATAGGCGTAGAGCCAACGGTTCGACTTGGTGTTCGTGACCTTTGCCATCGCTGCGGTCTTGCGCGCGAACAGCCACGGATATCCTTGCAGGATGGTGTTGAGCGTGTGCTCATAGAATTGCTTGCACGCCTTGGCCTCGGCGCTGGCCTCGTCGAGCGAGGAGATGTTCGCTTTGCCGAGGTTCGACAGCGCGAGATTGCAGATCGCCACTTGCGAGGTCATCGAGGCACCCTCTCATTGAAACGAGGGGGCGACCGAAGCCGCCCCGTCGGTTTAAATGTCGTCACCCTTGACCGGTGCCTGCTTGGGCTCGGGCTTGGGTTCGGGCTTTGGCGCGGGCTTGACCTCGACCGGCTGCATCCACGAGCCGATCTTGGTTTCGCCCGTGACCGTGAAGCGTTCGCCTTCTTCGCGCACCTTGCCACCGTAGTGACCACGCGCCTTGGCGATGACTTCAATGCCGTTCTGTTCAGGCTTCGCCATACTTCACCCGATCAGAAATCGACGCCGTTCGACTGCACCGCAGCAACGATACCTGCGGTCACTTTACCCGTGGTCGGCGCAGTGCCGGTCACGTCGTAATGAACGCGCAGATAACGCTCGTCGGCGCCGGGCAGAACGAAGTTCAGCGAGGACACCTTTCCAGCCACGAGATCGGCCAAAGCGATCGTCTGGGACGCGATGGTCTTGGGCGAGCCGAAGTTTTCAACGCTGTCCACCTGCACGGAAACCGTGAGGGAGGTCAGGTTGTTGAAGGCCTCGACCACTTGGATATTGATCGGCAGGCGGTTGCCCTTGCCGACATCGCGGGTCAGTGCCGCAGCCGCGCCGTAAACGGTGCCGGTCGCGCCGAGGTCGATGATGTTCGTGGATGCAGCCGTCGCGGTGATGGCCTGTGCGTCCGAGAACAGGAGGGTTTTATCGAAGATCATGGTTCCAGTTCCTTTCGGTGGAGGGTTCGGCGCGGCCTGTCACCGCGCCGAAATCAGGTCATCAGACGACGCGGGCCTCGGTGTTGAGGAGCGCATCGGTTTCGCGGATCGGGATACCGCGATAGGTCATGACCTCGCGGCCTTCGATCTCGCGAGGCGTCAGGCGCAGAGCGCCGTTCGCGCCGGAGCCGTTGCCGACTGCCAGACCATCGAGGGCTTCCATCACGTCGCGGTTGCAGTAGATCGCAATGCGCGAGTTCTGCGCGTCCATGCGGCGGGATTGCAGCTTGTAGAACGCCTTGCGCATCAGCGCGTAGAGATCCACGGAGCCAGCCAGCATGTTGGACACGTCGATGTTCGCGATGCGGCTCACATAGCGCCAATCCTTGACGGCCATGCCCATGTGCCAAGTGAAGGTTTCTTCCTTGACGTAGTAGGCGTTGCCGTTCTCGTCGGTGACGCGCTGTTCGCCCTTGTCCTGACGGTTCACACCAGCGCGGGTGCCCTCGGGATAGAGCAGGTGGCAGGCGTGATCGCCCCAAGTCACCATCCAGATCGAGGTGTTGTCGGAGCCGGTGCCGCCGCCGTCAACGATCTGGTTTCCAGCCGCGCCGCCGCCGAGCGAACCAAAGCGCGCCGCGAGACCTTTGAACTTCTCGGGGGTGGTGGCGGTGTCGTGGTAGAACATCCCGGTCGCCATTTCTTGGTTCATGGCTTCGAGGTGCGACTGAGCCTCGCCGAGACGCAGCGCGGCGGGGTTCTTGGAAATGTCGAGAACGCGCGTATCAACGCCCGACCGCGCTTCGAGGAAGCCGGTGGTGTCATCGACCTGTTGGGTCTGCGACTTGGACTGCGGGATCCCCTGATAGAGGCGGCCCCACGCAGGGGTCGGCAGGCCGGTGCGAATGACATGGCGGTGCGTTGCACCCATGTTGCATTCCATCGCAACGGCGTCGTCGAGGATCGGGTTCTGACGCTTCAGAACTTCGATCACTTCGCCGATCTTGGGATCGGCTTGCTTGTGAACATCAATAAGGTTCAGGTAGTTAGAGGCCAGAGTAGCCATCGCTCATTACCCTTTCGGTTTGTCGTCGGGATACAGAATGGACGCGGTGTCCTTTGTCTGCACCCGTCCGGGGTTTTCACTGATGGCCGGATTATCTTCGCCGATCATAGCCCCGACCTTAGCCATGAAACGGATCAATTCGGGGTGGTTGCCCGCCCCCGAAGTGTTCAAAAATTCTTTGAGTTCGGGCGTGCCGAACCGCGAAACCACGCCAGACGCGTTCTTGACGGTGCCGTCCCACTTGGCGCCGCCGATCTCGGGATCTTTCTTTGCCTGATCGACCCAGTTCGAGACGGTCTCGGCGAACTTCGCCTGCGCGCCTTCGACCTTCGCCTGTTGCGAGGCGATGAACTTGTCGGCCAGAGCCTGCGCCTGCTTGGTGGTCAGGCCCAATTCCTTGAACTCGGGGCTCAGGGCATCGAGCAGTTCCTGATCGACCTCGACGCCCTCGGGCATCGTCAGCGCATACTTGCCGTCCTCGGGAACGATATCGCTCGGATCGGGCGTGCCTTCGCCTTCGCCCTCGCCTTCGCCTTCGGTCTGGCCTTGGGTCTGGCCTTCGCCTTCACCGGCAGCAGGTGGCGTATCGCCTTCGGTGGCCTCGGTGGTCAAAACGCTTGCGGCAGCCGCCTCGCCGCCTTCGGGCGCAGCAGCGCCCGTTCCATCTTCCGCGTTAAACACCGGGCCTTTATTCTTCAGGATCCAAAACATCCACTTTTTCCTTCTCGTTTTCCCTCAAACGTGACGCCTCCAACAGAAGGCGCGGATATTCGCTCGGCCCCACATTCTCCATCTGGGCGATCAGCCAGAGGCCGACGTTCTGTTCGCCCAACCGCAGGGCCGTCGTTTCGTGCGATGAACCGGAGAAGGCGTTTCGATAGAGCCCACATCGTTCCAGTATCCGCAGCATGACGCGGCGACCTTGCGGTAATCGCAGCACCGCCTCCAAATCGAGGGCGGCTTGGTCTCGATCCAATGCTTGCATCTTGGATGGTTGTTCAATCAACCGCTCGGGATTATCGGTCATGACAGACCCAATCTATTGAGCAGCGACTGACCGTTCCCGTCATCGGTCTCGGACAATACGCGCGCGGCCTCGGCGGTCTGTTTCATCGCGGGTGCGGCCTGCGCGGCGGCCTGTGCCTGAGCGGCGGCCTGTGCCTGTTGCGCACGCTGTTGACGCAGCGCGGCCACGTCGTCATCGGGCACGATCAGCGCGGGCGGTGCGCCGAGAAGGTCGCCGTAGATATCGACGCCCTCGTCCATGTCGATCTTGTCGAGCACGTTCGGGTTCGCGGCGGCGAGATTGCCGACGAACGAGAACAGGCGCTCGATCGAGCCGGTCGAGACGGCCTTCTGCGCCTGAGCCAGCATCGAGATGTATTCGATCTTCAGTTCGGTGCCCTGCAATTCCTCGGGCGGCGGCGGCAGCATCCCGCGCGTGTTCATGATCTCGAACGTGCGGTCGATCGTCGGCGCAAGCTGATTGTTGTAGATGTTTTCGAGCACGGGCCCGAGCGCGAGGAGTTTTTCTTCCTTGCGTTCGGCGATCTCGAACGTGTTGCGCGGCTGGATCCCCTCCATGTTCGCCAGCATCAGGAACAGGTCGGCGTAATAGGCGCGCTCGATCCGGCGATTGGCCTCGCCGATCTTGTGTTCGAGTTCGGTCAGGGACAGGTTGACCTCGATCGCGGGGCGATAGGCGCGGCCCGTCGGGTCGTCCACATAGGTCACGGATCCGGGCATTAGCGAAGCGGGGTTGTTCTTCATCGAGATCGGGCCCGTCATCGGCGGGCGCACTTTCTTCTCGATCGCCTCGCCTGCGCGAAGCTGCATCACCTGAAGCATCTTCACATCGGGCAGGGCATCCATGCCCGGCGAGATCCCGTAGCTGTCCTCGGCCACCAGTTCCCACGGCGGCGCGACGATCGGGTTGCTGTCAAACCCGCTTTCTTCGAGCAGATCGCCTCCGCGCGGGCCGCCATCTTCCCAATAGTTTGACAGGAACGGCTTGTTGCGC